CAATAGTGCAGGAAAGCAGCCAGCATGGATAAACTACATGACAAACGTCAATCAATGTAGAGGTAATTTCGCAGAAAGAGAGAAAGAAATGTTTATGACGTTAAATAGACGATATGAAACTGATGCAACAGGAGTAACAGACCTAACAACGTATATAGACCCTTCTAAATTCAATCACATATTTGCACAAACTAACTTAGATAGTCAAAATTTCTGGACACAAATAGCAGTAAACATGACAGCGAGACGTAAAATGAGTGCTAAAGTAATACCAAACCTATAAAATAAAAATCATGTATAAAATACCAGTATATAGAAAAAGCACAATTAAAAGTGTTCTAAGAACAGAGGGAGAAACAATCGAGCAAAAAGTAGACCGAATAGTTAACAACAAAGAGCCTATAACAGACGGAGCGCCTGAAATATTTACACCGAAAAAAGATGGAGTAATTCCAGCTTACAATCCTAGGACCGATAGATGGGAAATTGCATGTGAAACAATGGATTCACTAAATAGACCAAAAGTAGCAAAATCAGAAGAAGCCGCAGGACCTAAAAAAGTAGAATCTAATAAAGAGGGAACTAAAAATGAAGAGTCTAAAAAGGACACTACCAAAATAATTCCTTTAGACCCTACAAAAGAAAATAAAGGGAATGTAGGCGAAGCCTAGTCGATATTTGGCACGACGTTTATATTGGAGGGGGAGAAATCCCCCCCTTTTATAAAATAGTGGTACGCAAATATACTTATATATCAAGGAAAAATAATCGCTTTAAAAAAGCGCGAAAAACTAAAAAATGACATTCGTAAAAGACAATGCAATGGACCTTATGGGGTTAGCCTTACAAGGATTTCAAACAGGACTAGAAGAAAGACGTAACAAAAGAGCGTTTGAACAACAACAGGAATTAATGGGATTACAACACCAAAACCAACAAGCTCTAAATCAACAAGGACATAACCTACAGATGGAAATGTGGAGAAAAACAAACTATCCAGCACAAGTAGAGATGTTGAAAGAAGCAGGATTAAATCCGGCTTTAATGTATGGAATGAGTGGAGGCGGAGGAACAACCACCGGAAGTCAAGGAGGTGGAAGTGCAGCAAGTGGAACAGCACCAAATCAACCGGGTAGCAAAATGGAATCAGTAATGATGGGAATGCAAATGAAATTAATGGAAGCACAAGCGAACAAATTAAATGCAGAAGCAGATAACGAAAGAGGCGGAGTTAAAGAGAATTTAAAGCAAGATATTGAAAACAAACTTCAAGATATTGAAACTAAAAGAATCAATAACGAAATCAACAAAGAAACAGCAGACTATCAAAAAAGACAAATAAGAGATGCAGCAATTGGAGAAGCAATTAAAAATGAATTAAATAGAAGAAATATCGAATTAAAAGGAGAGCAAATCAGAGAAATTGAAAATAAAATTCAACAAAAATGGGTGCAAATCGGTCTAAACTCATTAGAAGAGATAGGAAGCTTAGTAGATAAATATGTACCATTCATGTAACATGTGCCTATATCCGAGACTAATAAAAAATCCAAAATATATCGCAAATAAAAAGAACAGGGGGGTAATTCCCCCTGTTAATGATATAAGAGTACTACATGTACCTGTAGGATGTGGAAAATGCATGGAATGTAAAAAGAAAAAAGCTAGAGAATGGCAAGTTAGGTTGCAAGAAGATTTGAGAGTAAATAAAAACGCATACTTCGTAACATACACATTCAGTAATGAAGCATTACATAAACTCGAAAGCGAAATAGATAAAAGTATCCTAGGGTATGATAGAGATAATGAAGTCTGTAGATTAGCAATTAGGAGATACACCGAAAGATGGCGAAAGAAATACAAACATACTTTACGACATTGGCTAGTAACAGAAATAGGGTCCAAAAATACAGAAAGAGTGCATATACATGGTATAGTATGGACAGACCATTATAGAGATATTGAAAAAATTTGGAAATATGGGAAAACATATATAGGAGAGTATGTTAATGATAAAACAATAAACTACATTGTAAAATACGTGAATAAAATTGATAAAAATCATAAGCAATATAATAGTAAAATATTTACTAGCAAAGGAATAGGAAAGAATTATATAAATAGAAAAGATAGTAAGTTAAATACTTACAATGAAAACGGAGAAACAAAAGAAACCTACACAACAAGGACAGGCACTAAATTAGCACTACCAATATACTACAGAAATAAAATATATAACGAAGAAGAAAGGGAAAAATTATGGTTAGAAAAACTAGATAAAGGAATAAGATGGGTTAACGGAATAAAAATAGACGTAAGTAAAGACGATAAAGCATACTTTAAAATATTAAATAATGAAAGAAAAAGAAATAAAAGACTAGGATATGGAGACAATCAAATTAACTGGGAACAAAAGAAATACGAAACACAATTAAGAAATCAAAAGAAAATAGAAAGGACAAAAGATTTAGAAAAGAAGTATAAGAAAATAATCTATGTAGAACCAACAACAGAACACAAAGAAGAAAGAATACCTACAATGAATAATAAAAATAATATATGGTAAAAAAGAACGCTTCGCTCATACCCTGCGGGTGGCTTGTTTAAATATTTAAGCTTTCAGTATTGATAGGTGCTTGAATCGGGCAAGCCGATTACTACACACACAATCAATTACCTTGCTTATATTTAAACGGAGATATATAATGAGGAAAATAAATTAGGATAAATTAAAAAAAGGCTTATATTAGCAGAAATTAAAACAAAAAAAAAAATGAAAGAGCTAAAGACAGAAAAACTATTCAGAGAAGAATTACCGGAAAGAATAACAGCTTGGAGAACATACAGATACAGAAGAAATGAAGAAACATACATAGAATTCAGACAAATTGGTGCAAGATTTACAACAGACTATGTAATTAGAATACGAAAATTAACAAATAATGCTATATTGCACACAGAACACCAAAAAAACAGAGTAAACCTAGTAAAAGCACTTATAAAACACGGAGCAAAAATCAACCAATAAAGCAAAAAAAACAAATGGACAAACTAAAAAAAATCATTAAAGTACTAAGTTTCATCATTAAAATTATAAACTACTTAGTCAATGAATACGAAACAACAGATTTTGAAACAATCAAAAAAACTTTTCGTAAACGTAAAAAAACACCTAAAACAGAAGCTCAAAAAAATGAAGAAAAAATTAAAAGAGCGAATAAAAAAGCCCTAAAAGAAAAAGAAGAAAAAAAGATAGAATTCTTTATTAAAAGAATGAAAAAGAAATACAATGAAACCCCATAATTACTGGATATATATACCAATATATGTAGACAATAAAACAGGAGAAGTATTAACAAGAGAAATTGCAAAGAGCAATTATTATACAATCAAATCAAAAACAAATCATTATGAACACAACAAAGGTAGAAAAGAACGAACAATCATCTACGAATGTGAACACAACGGACAAACAAAACTCTTCAAATGAGGAATTGATTAAAAAATACGAAGTAAAAAACACACCATTTACAATAATCAAACAAGACAATAAAGTATATGGAGTGATGGGACAATACAGATTAACAGAAGATTTAAAATCTGTAAAAAAAGCTAAAGAAGAAATGAAAAAAATTACTTGGGATAGACTAATGCAAGTGGTAACAATTCTCTTCGATAAAGCAGAAGAAATAAAAGAATTTAACAGAAACCTAAACAAATAAAAAGATGCAGACAGCAATCGGAGGGGACCGCTTAGGGTCCGGAAACAAACAAAAAGTAAACTTAAAAAATTACTCAAGAAGTACGCATGACTTATCATACCTATGGAGAAGCTCAATGAGTGCAGGGACACTAGTACCATTCATGACAGAAGTAGCACTACCGGGAGATACATTCGAAATCGACTTAGATACAAGTATTAAAACACTACCAACGCTAGGTCCATTATTTGGAAGTTACAAAGTACAACTAGATGTATTCGAATGTCCAATAAGACTATACAATGGTAAATTACACATGAATATGTTAGGTATCGGCATGGATATGAAACAAATCGATTTACCGCAAATGACATTACATGCAGACTACGACCCAGCAACAGCAGGAGACAATAGTCAAATTAACCCTAGCTCAATATATTCATACTTGAATATGAGAGGAATAGGAAGGACAGACGATGGAACAAAAGGAAAAATTAGTAGAGATTTTAACGCTGTACCATACTTATCATACTGGGATATTTACAAAAATTATTATAGTAATAAATCTGAAGAAAGAGGATTTTGTATTCATCAAGAAGATATGAGTAATGAATATAGTATTACAAGCTGTAATATAGTACAAGGAGGAGTACAAACATCAATATTAGGAACGTCAGCAACAATAGACACTAATACAACATTCAAAATTAGCGGACTACTATTATGGGCAAATCAATCAGAAGAATGGGGAGAGCCAAAAGTTGGAGACTTACTAATAAAAATTAACGGAAACGATGTAGATGTAAACGACGCATTCCAATTAACACAATTAAGTCCAGGAGTACCAGCAGGAGGAAATCAAGTACTATATCAATGGCAGTCACAATATTATGAAGGATCAATGCCACAAGGACAGGTATCGTTTGAAGTAACAATGACAGATATACCAAACACACAACCACCGGGTACAGGTTTACCACAAATGACAGAATTTCCACTTGAAAACATAGACAAAATGCGAGAACAAATCTTGCAAGATGTAACAAATCAAGGACCATTCGTAATAAATTACACAAGTATAGCACCGTACGGGTTAGGATTAAACTCACTAGATGGAATAAACAACGGGGATTATTTTAATACATTCTGTAAAACATCACAAGAGGGTTTAGGAATTAAAACTTATCAAAGTGACCTATTCAATAACTGGATATCTACAGAATGGATAGAGGGAGATAATGGAATCAATGCAATTACAGCAGTTGACACCTCTACAGGAGAGTTTACAGTAGATGCGCTAAATATAGCACACAAAATCTACAATATGCTTAACAGAATCGCTATAAGCGGAGGAAGTTATGATGATTGGTTAGATGCAGTTTACACTCATGAAAGAAGAAAAAGTATTGAAAGCCCTGTATATCACGGAAGTTTAATTAAAGAGCTAGGCTTTCAAGAAGTTGTATCAAATGCAGACACAAATACACATGACAATCTACAACCATTAGGAACGTTAGCAGGTAGAGGTAAATTAACAGGTAAACACAAGGGAGGAAAAGTTAAAATTAAATGTAACGAACCAAGCTTTATAATGGGGATTATTTCAATAACACCAAGACTTGACTATAGTCAAGGTAATAAATGGAATACAAACCTCAAAACAATGTTCGACCTACATAAACCAGCACTCGATGAAATAGGCTATCAGGAACTCATCACGGACCAAATGCATTTCCTAGACACGGAAATAGACGCGCAAAACAATGTAAAATTCAATAGTGCAGGAAAGCAGCCAGCAT